CAATGCAGCACTCGATGGCCTCCCGCTCTGCGAGGCTGTCCGCCTCCTCGAGCCAGCCGTTGAATACACGGACGATTTCCTCTGCGTTAATCGGTTTCATGTTGCTCCTCCGTTTCATCCTCCATCTTGAACCCGCAGACCGGGCAGAAGTTCCAGACCCAGCTGTCGAAATCGCTTTGCGAAATTTTGGCATTGCAATGGGTGCAGCGAATTGCCGGTTCCTCGTGACTGTTGTTTTCATCATCGACGATGATAAACTTCAATTCCTTGTCCTTCACCCACTTGGCATGACCGCGCAGGCTCTCTGGGTCGATGGTGGGAGCCTCATCCACGCTGTTCAGGGCGTCCTTATAGCAGCATTCTTCAATAGTGAACGGGTTACTGGCATGGAGATTCATTTCGATGCGCTTGTGCAAAGCGTTCGCGTCAATCAATCTTACTTCTTCCATTTTTGATAGCCTCCTTTACAAACTTCAAAGCGCGTTCTTTGAGCGGAATGCGCTGGCAGAGCCTCCCTTTTCCGGCGTTCCGGGCTGAAATCACCGGCATAACGCCGACGACCTCGATTTCGTCACACTCGCGGTGTTTCTTCCGCCCTGCTTCGTGTCCGAGGTACTCCGCCTCTTTTTGGTCGTCTGCCATGACTGCGACGCCGAAGTAGCAGGTGGAGCTCTCTGCCCTGCCCTCAAGGAACACATCATACCTCGGCATCCGGTTCCTCCTCGTATTGGTGAACATCGACGAAGATGGCTTTCTTCCACGGGAGCGCGTTGTACGCCGCCCGCGTCTCCTCCTCCGTCATGTTGTCCACGAGCTCCGGGTCATAGTGTTCACAGAGGACGTCGTTCATCTCTGAAATATCGTCCTCCCGGTAGTAGGTTCTCTCTCTGCCGATGACGAACTCCTGAACCGCGCTCTCTCCTCATGAGCCAAGCCAGCAGTAATACTCGTCGCCGCTGACAACATCCCCATCTACACAGGGAATGACCGGGAGCTCCGGGTTTGCCTGCATGAGCTCAAGGAGCTGCGTGAGCTTTTCGCTCTGTTTCATGTCATCCCATCCTTTCTTTTCCGGGGCTCCGCCCGGGTTGCTTTCTGCTCGGCGGCCTTGCACCATACATAGGCCACAACAACTATTACTGACAAGGCGACGGCCGCAAAGGAAAGCCAGTAAGTTAAGGTTTCCAGCAGGTCGTCAAGCTCTAAAAGAACCTCGTACATAGTCACCACTCCTTTACCTGAATTTCTTCTTGAAACTGCGCACGATGGCTCGGTGCGTCCACCTACGGCAGTAGGGGTTTCGGACGCTCCCGTCGTACTCCTGCTTCATCTTCTGGTATGCCGCCTTGTTCTCCGCATACCGTTCGCAATGGTCGTGGCATCCCGGGTGTCTGTCCGGGCACTCTTTCGGGCAGATAGTCATAAGCCGAGCATAACGCTGGCCCGTTTCCGGGCGGCCGTCATGGTTTCGTCGTACTTCGCTGCGCTGTATACCGCGAGCGGAGCCACTGCCCGGGCTGCTCTGGCCCTCCTGAATATCTCCGAGTAGACAGCGGCCGTCTCGTATACGCTGGGGCCTCTGCCCGGGGTCGAAAGCATCCCCTTGCGGTCGTCGGTGTCAGTGACGCGGAGGTCCTCTTTGAGGGCGTCCTGTACGCATCTGCGCAGACGGTCGAGGGCGAGGTCCTTATCCTCTTTTTCCCACTCGAGGTACTGCTTGTAGTTGTTCATGGAGTTCTGCTTGAGGCGCGCCAGCCGGTCTCTCCCGTAGCCGAACGTCTCGTGACAGGTGGCCGCCATAACAAGCCACGCGATTTCTGCGCCCTGATTGCTTGCCATGCGGAGCTGCTCCTCCCGGCGTCCTCTCGGAGCTCGGTCAACCGGCAGCCGGACCTCAAAATCACAGATGCCTTTGAGGTTCTCCCTCATGGCGTCCGTTGCGTTCTTGCTGCTGCCGTATAGGATAGCCGTCTGGTATTTTTTCTCAAAAGCGTCCATCTCGTTACACGCCCGCAGGAGGCGGGACGCGCCAATGCCGTCGTCTTGGTGCATAGAAACGACGATGCACCACATAAAGAGCTGCGCGGAGCGGTCGCGCTGGTCCTCGCGCTCCTGCTGGATGTTGTGGGTCAGTGCTTTCATCATCCAGCCCTCCTTACGTCGTATAGCAACGCTTGGCCGGGTTCCACGTGAGCTTCGGGATGCTCCGGCCGCAAACGCAGGAGAACTTCTCGTTTACGATTTCGGCGTCCTCGACGTTCGTCCGACCGTAGCTCTCCTTCTTGCAGACCGGGCAGGTGAACTCGAACCGTGCCAGCGCGTCCAGCGGGATTTTCGCGCCGCACTTCCGGCACTCGTTGGTCGTTTGCGGTTCGCGCAAGAACTGTACAAACTCGCTCTTGCATTTCGGGCAGCGCAGGAGCATGAGCCCCTTTGCGCCGACGGGCGTAAGCCAGCTTACCGGCTTCTCGGGGGGGGGCTTTCTTATCAGCCGAGGAAACTACCGGGGCTGCCTGCTGCGGCTCGTTGGGGACGTTCTTTTCCGCCTCCGGTGCGCTGTTGCCGTCGTACAGCGTCGTGGTCTTGGCGATGGTCTCGAGCGTTTTGAGTGCGGTCTCGAGCTCTGTGGGGCTCTTGCCGGTCAGCGTGACGCTCACATCCGGTTCTCCCTGAAACTTGAAAATTTCCATCGAGACTTCAAACTTCGTACTTGCCATGTTGGTTATGCCTCCTGTTTCTTTTCTTCCAGCTTGTTTGACGGGTCGAATTTCCTGCCGTCCTCTATGCCGCGCCATGCTGCGTCGAGCTCTCCAACAGTCTTTGGCTGGGGCGTCTTTTTGAACTCTTTCGGCGGTCCAATCTTTTCGAGCTCGTCTTTAACTTCTTTCGGAACTTTCAGCACAAGGCCGTATTCTTGATTTTCCTCATTCTGTCTTGTGAACGCCTCGTATACGCCTCTGGCGAACCCATAGCCGTAGGAATCACAGATTTTTGCAATTTCCTGCGGTGTGTAATAGTCCCGGTGCTGTTTGCGGAGCTTCTTCTGCTCCGATTTAATGCACCGGACCGCATACCGGAATATCTTTACGCAGATTTCAATATCGCCCTCCAAGCCGATGAATCCGACGTGCCAAACGGTTGTTTTTGCGCTAATTTTGCATCGAAACGCCGAGCAGCAGTAGTTTTCTCCAATAACGATTGAGAGCGGGTCCATCCACGAGTTTGCTTTCTTGGAAAACGTCTCGCGGATGGCCCGTTTTATGACCGTAGTGTTCCGTTCCTCGAGGTCCCGCTCGCTGAGCTTGTGCTCCGCCATGAGCTTGCGGGCCTTGAGCAGGGCGAACTTCGCCTCCTCCGGTTCCGGGCTCTTTGCGAGGGCGAGGAGCTTTCGGATTTTGTCCTTGTAGTCCATCAGGCTTCAACCTCCTGCGCTACAACTCCCAGTAGCTTACAGCGTGTAAGCATCATCCTCTCTAGCGAGGACTGGTACTTCTGAACTGGCTCCGCAGAGCCCTCAAAACACCGTCCTGCGTACCGCCATGTGCCGCCCTGTCGCTTGAACGTAAGGTAGGTCGGCTGCCAGCGTCCGTTGACATCCTTTGCGGTGCTGATTTCTCCGCCCACCTGCAACAGGCCTGCGCGGTTTGTGCGTGGCGGTAAGACGTCAAGAAAGTAGCCAATCAGGTCCTCGTCTACCTTGTCGCCCGGTTCGAGATAGTCCTCTGCGGTCGGGAGGCCGCTCTCAAACCATTTCCCGAGCGTCTTGAGGCCGGTTCCTGCGCACTCTGCGCGCTGCCTCTCGACTTCGTTGGCAATTAACGCCATCTGTGTGTTACTCAAAAAAATGTCGCTGCCGTCGTCGAGGCGGAGATAAACGACGCCCGCCTCAAGGAGCGTTACGGGCAGGTCGAGGTACGTCGTTACCGCTCCGCTCCTGTCCACTACCGGGATGCAGATGCGCTCGCGGGCAGCTCGTCCTCCCCTGTGGTAAAGTATCCGGTCGAATGCGTACCTGCGGCAGTCGCATTTCTCGGTGCAATAATTGACCGCGTCGTCCGGCCACAGGCCGATAATCATAAGTCGCTTCATGACGTCCTCCTCAAACATAATCAGCGTACCGGGTGCTGATGCTCTGCACCCACTCTTTGTCCAGCTTGTTGAGGTATGTGCTCCACGCCTCCTCGTTACTGTTCCACCACCATTTCCGGCTCT